CACCCGATTTCACCAGCCACAGATACTTGGGGAAGTCGAACTCATCGCGCTCTATATACACAAAGCCGTTGCCCGTCATCAGTCGGTTGATGGTGATCAACTCCCACATGCTTGCCGCCGTCATGATGGGGTTAGGTTCCTGCTGCAACAGATAGTTCATGCGCTTGCCCAGTCCGCGCATATCCAGCGTGAAGTTGCCCTTTTCGAAGTCCTTCTTGCGATACTGCACGGGCATCACGCCGATGGTCTTGGCTCGCAGTTCGACGGCACGGTACACCGCCGACACCGTGAGAGCCGTCTCCGGCGAGCGGGCATAGACGATGCGCTCCTGGTAGTTGGCAGCACCCGTCACCGCACCCTCCTTCGGCATCGTGCTCGATGGCACACCAGGCGCACCGCCAATCGGTGCCTGTGTAGCATCGCGCTGCTTGCGGAACATATTAACAAAGAAATTATCCATATTTATTTCTCTTTTTTACTCGTGCGTTTATACGTCTTGGGTTTACTCGCGGTTTTTGTTCCGACATGAAAACCGTCTGACGCTGTGACCCACAATGCCTCGTGTTGTTTCAGCCATGCCGACTGCCTTTGCAAGTCGCCCTGGTGCCATGAGCCGCCGCCGTAGTGCTCGATGAAGAGCCGAATATCTACGTGCAATCCTTTCAGCCTGGGGCGCATTCGCAGCACGTCATCCAGCAGACAAGCTCCCGTGTCGAACCAGTTGGTGCGGTCGTTGATGTCGGGCTTCAGTGCCCAGCATCGGTCGGGATCAAAGTATCGTGCGCCCTCTTTGGTGAGCTTTGGCACGTTCATGTAGCACAGCATGGGCAGGATGCGTGGCACCTTGAACTTGTTGCCCTCCTGATTGCGCTGCACATAGCCGCAGAAGGAATACTGCTCTTTCCACAATTCGCTGATGTCGCGTTTAATGAGTGTGTCACTCTCCACGAGGATGAAACCGTCGGGCAGCAACTCCCACAACTTCTGCACGGTCACGATGTGTTTTGTACTGCCCCACACCGACGATTTATACACACCCAGCTGCCGGTTTCGGTCAGGATAGAGCGACAGGAACTGCTCGAAGTCGATGACCTGCCCCTTCGTGTTGTCGATCACCTTCACGCCCTTCATCTTCTGCTTGAATGGACGCGCCTTGATAATGGTTTCCTCCTTGGGTCCGTTGCCGTCCGTACCGGCTGGAATGGTGATGTCTGCCGAATTGTCGAACACCACCACCGGCCAGTCGCAGCCCTGCTTCCTGATTGACAGGATGCAAGCCTCTGTTAGCTCGGGTGTATTGAAATGAATGATTGCGATTGTCTTCTGTCTCATAGTTCATTCTCCTATTTTTTTTATTTTCTAACCGTCAAACCCTTCGGACCGACAACACACAGCAGCTTGCCGTTCACATCACACAGCCATTGCGGGATGGTCAGGATGTCTTTGCCAGTCAGGATGACGTTACAAGTTGAATTTTCTCTATTTTTGGCAGTCACGGTGATGGAAGTAAGAATAGCCGTGCCGACAAACAGCACATCATCCTTTTCGGCGTTGTATTCGCCGTTGGTGACGCACAGTTCTACGTCTACCAACGCTCCGCGATAGTCCAGCAGGTCTTTCGTGTTCTTGCCTGGGCCTTCGCCAGTCCAAACGGCTGAGTCGGCTGTCACCTCCCAACCCATATCCACGATTTCGTTCTGCGCCCAGTCGCCTGTGGTGTCCTTGGTGGAGTTATCGCGGACATTGCTTTTTATCCTGAATTGGCAATTCAAAGCCGCTGTGATAACCTGCCCATTGAGGAAGATTCGCAGGTTCTGTCCCTTTAGTTTCGTACTCATATTGCTTAACCTTTTTGTGATTTATCGTGAACGGTCAAAAGTTGACCGTCAGCCGTCAACACCTGACCGTTTGCAGCCAGTGCCAACGTCTCGTAGAAGTCTGTCGAGAGGTCGGGCTTTTCTACCGCAGTAATCTGGGTGATGTTTTCCTGATAGTCACGATGGAATGACTGGATGCTATACACACGTCCGTCGTGAGCAATCAGCGAGTCACGATCCATGTCCTTCTGGTACCGCATGCGAATCATCACCGTGTCGTAGGCGTCCAGCGCACCTTCATGCATAGCCTTCATGCCCTTTGTGAACTTCACCTCTGCCCAAAACTCACCCAGACGCAGATAGTGCACACCGCCTGAGTTGCGCCCGAAGTCGCCATCCACCGCCTGCATCTTGTTGGCGATGATGACGCGATTGCGTAAAAGTCCTGATTGGTATGCCATAATATTCTATTCGTTATTCGTTACATGTTCCACTGCCAGCAGCTTGCCGTCCTTGGTAATGAATTGATACCTTTCTGATCCAGCCTTTTCAGCCGTCAGTCGGACGCCCGTCTCAGCCTTTGCGCATAGCGCGTTTCTGTCAGCACCAACCCCGAGAACCGTCAGCAGCTTGCCGTCACTTGTTATCAGTCCCCTTGCACCCGACTTCTGGATGACCAGCACGTAGGCAGTCAGTCCACCACCGCTGATGGTCAGCACCTGTTGGCGGTCTTGCGTCGTGCAATCAGTGTCCGAGGTGACGGTTACGACGCCATCACCGTGACCGCTGAAGGTTACGATGATGTTGCCGCCGCCCGTGTTCCAAGGGATTGCTTTCGTCATGATTACTCGATGGTCCAGTTAGTGTTAGAAGTAACCGTGAACGATGCGCTGGTACTCTCGCTGTATGCGTTCCAGTCAATCTGTACGCTCTCGGGCGATACTTCGAGGACGGGATCACCAGCAGCCTGAGTGATGAGACATGTTGCCGTGTGTCCAGCATTGTCGGTCGCAATGAGCTGCACGGTCTTTTCGGTGATGACCGTATTCTTCGGGATGTTGGTAAACTGAATGGAGAACGGGAACTCCTGCGTAGCACCTGGGTCGCCCGTGATAGCCGCGCCGTTGTTCGTTACCAGCGAATTGGCGAGATAGGTAGCGGGGAGTGTCAGTACCAACGTACCACCGCTTGCCAACGAGAACGTCAACTTCGACGAATTGGTGGTGCCTTCGATGGTCAGCGTTGCCACCCCGTCTTTCGACACGGCTGCTGCCGACTGGATGGTTACAAACTCAGGCTTACCAGCCTGTATCACTTGGCGCACAACATCCTCGCAGTTGGCTGCTTTGAATGTCATGGCGGTCTGACGCGGTGAGCGTCCTGTGTTGTTGCTGCCAGCGGTCACATTGACTGTATCATTGCCGCTGCCACTTGTTTTGCTCGGTACGAGCCATTGTGCGTATGCCATATCTTTTTGTTTTTAAATGATTTTCCATTTCAGATTGGTCGATGTCTCGATATTGTAATCAATTCCGTCAGGATGCAACCACACGAAATTCTGTGGAGCCTCCGGCATGACCTTCAGCCAATGGAGCACACCAGCCTCCCGACTGCGACCACCGTTCCCTTCGATTCTCCGAATGGCATCGCCAGCCTCGCCACGCACCACACCGACAGCAGTAGCCTCAGTCCTGATTCTACTGCCTGCGATGCGACCTGCGCCCGCCGTCATGCTGATGATTCGTGCCGTTCCTTTCATGCGTCAACCTGTAATTCTGATATGTGGATTGATTCTAACTACCTCTTTACGATAGCCGCCAGTGTAGTCCGTGTCGGGTATCTGTACCGTCAACTTCATAACCAATGAGCCAACACCCATCGTCTCGGTGTCTACCAGCACGACATAGTATTCGCCGCTCTCGTCGGCCTTGATGCAGTCGGCCTTCGTGAAGTCCATCACCTTGTCTTTTTGGTTGACATTGATGACCTTTCCTGTGAACGTGATGTCGGCCAACGTCAGACCGTCCGGCAGATCAGCCGTGAACTCAATCTTCGTGTCGCTACCGATCGGCACCTCCGTCGTTTCTGTGTTGTCGTCGTCGCGCTTTGTCAGCCACATGTACGGCTTCACTTTCTGGTCGAAAGCATAGCCGACGGCATATAACTGATACTGCGAAATAGGACTACGCTGATGGTAGCTCACGTCAACGAGCATCAGTGTGGCGTGAATGATGTCTTGCGGAATCTCGCCATATTCGTCCAAAAAACTCTCATACGAGCGATTGCACAGTTGTAGCAGCGTATTCTCAGCCGAGTTTCCGTACAACGTCAGCATGTCATCTTCTAACGTGAAGTCCGGCTCAATCCTCAGCTGTTGCTTGATGTAGGGTAATGTCAACCATTTCATATCTATTTCTTTTCGTTTATCTTCTGCTATTCGCGGAAGTATGCGTTTAAGGTTTACCGACCGCCATCATTATGTCTGTTACTGTGTCATAGCAACAAAAAAAGGGGTGCCGCTGCACCCCTGTGTCAAAAACAAATTAAATTCAAATAATACTAAATAACCTAAAACAAATAATAACTATGAAAATATTCACGTCGCTACATCGCGCAGCGTTATGCCTGGGCGGCTGGTGCCGACAATTCCCCGTTCCCCGTAAATTGGAAGGAGCCTTGCACCAAATTTCCGCGTGTCATGGTGATTTTGCACGTCTTCAGTATGGCCGTACCTGTCACGCCATCAGAGTCAGCCGCATTGCGCTCTTTGATTTTGAGCGTAAATGTGTTGCCCACTTGCAGCAAATCCTGAATACCTGTCTTGTTGCTGATTGCCAGTGCGCTGTCCGACAATACCAAGAACCCCACCGTCACACTCCACTCTTTACGGCCAGCGATATATTGCCGCCATGTCCCTTGTGTCGGGCTGCTGACTTCTATTAGTTCCGAACCGCTCTGAACTTCGCTCGACCGTGTACCGGCGATGGCTGTACCGCCGCTATATACTATAATATTGTTACCATTCTTTGCCATATCTTATCCCTTTTTAGATGTTACTATTTCGCCACGTCCCGAGCGTTTCAGGTAGTTATTCACGCCAAGGTAAATCAATTCACCTTGCACGTATGGTGTACCACCACCGCCACCATAACTTTCTTGACGGGCCTGCTCCAGTTGACTTGCAAGGTTACCTTGCTGTGAACGATTCAATATGAGTTCGCCGCTCGAAACCATGACCGGCGTAGCGTCAGAATAGTCATGTCCTGGCACCTCATAGCCAATGGCTGCATGCGGGACAATGCCACCCGTCTTGAAGGCTGGAACGATACCGCCATTGCGGAATGGTATGATGCTTATTGCGCTGTTAGTAGCAAGTGCTGCTGTGTTAGCAATCAATGCCGCTGTGTTGGCATTAACCGATATTATCTGAGCGGCTGCTGTTGACGTGCTGAAAATTGATATAATTGTATTCACACCTTGTATGACAGCCATTACACCTTGCATTACAGCAATGGCCTTTTCAATTTCTGATGGTAATTTTATTCCGATTTGGTCAAGACCGCCTTTGATGCTGCTTAGTCCACTTAGGGCCTTTGATGCTTTGGTTATTGTGTCATCGCTATTTTTACTCTTCTTTTCCTCTTTGACCTCGCCAGTGTTGGCATCAAGCCCGAACTTTAATTTGATTCCCTTTTCTTCAAACCATGCATTGATATTGTCAAGCATGGTCTGAAGTTCTTCCGTTGGCACGTCCTGATTAGCCAACAACTGTTTCCATATATTGACATCCATGCCACCGAGTGAACTCATGTCAAAGCCATTCTTGATGGCTACCTGAATCATGCCACTCAATGCCGACGTGTCAGCAATACGTGCCGTCAGTTGGTTGTACAGCTCACTACCGATTTCCGCTTCTTTAATCTTGTTTTTCGCATCAACCAGGAAATCGTCGATATTTTGTGTGTTGAACGCCTTCGTGTCGGTGGCAGGCTTCACCACGTAGCTGACGGTGTACTTTCTGTCGCCCAGATCATTGTCGAGCTGTTTCCTTAAGGCTTCCAAGGACTCCTGACCACTGGTGGCGATGCTCACCTTTACCAACTCTTCTTTCGGAGTCAGCGACGTGCTGTTAAGTGCCTGGATGCTTTTCTCTGCCTCGCTGGTGTCGGCCTTGACCTCTACAGTCTTCGGTTCGTTGACCTTGACGTCCACTGGCTCCGGCTCAACTGTCTCAACGTTGACCTTCACGTCGACAGTCTTCTCCTTGACTTCTGCATCATTGACTTCATCTACGGCTTTCTTTACCTCGCTGGTGTTGGCATGATAGGTGACGGTCTTTTCCTCGTCAGTTAAATCCGTCAAGTCTGCGCCATCCGTCTCGACATGGTAGTGCACCGTCCTGTCTTCGTCCGTCAGGTCGTCAATATCACCAACGGTTTCGACATTCACCTTGACATTAACATCCTTCGGCTCGTTGACCTTCACGTCCACAGGCTTCGGTTCGTTGACTTTCACGTCAACAGGCTTCGGTTCGTTTGCCTTGACGTCCACGGGCTTTGGCTCGTTGACCTTCACGTCAACAGGCTTCGGCTCGTTGACCTTCACGTCCACAGGCTCCGGTTCGTTTGCCTTGACGTCCACGGGCTTTGGCTCGTTGACCTTCACGTCCACAGGCTTTGGCTCAACTGTCTCAACGTTGACCTTGACGTCCTTGTCTTTCGGCAGGTTGGCCATAGTCTTGTCGAGCTCGTCCTTCTTGACGGTGAACGTGATGACGGCCTGCTCGCCTTTGGGAATCTTACCCTGCACAATGTCAAGCTGACGGGAAGTAGCGTCAATCTCTTTTTGTAGGTCGCGCCACCCTTGCGTGTCTGGAGCCAACAACGACTGACGTTGCTGTAGGTCTGTCAGCTGTTGCTGCAACTGCTTCTGGCTACCCACTTCAGGAGCCTCGCCGCGTGCCTGCTGCTCATAGAATCGCAGTTCCTTGTTGCGGTCTTGCAACGTCTTGATTTCCGCTTGTATAGCCTGCTGACGTGCCTGGGCATTTTTAAGTTCGTCACCCGTGGCTGTCTTGGCCATGTCCGACACTTTTTTGTATTCAGCAGTCAACAACTTAATGCGGTTGTCGTTCTGCTGAGCTTCGTTGTTACCGCCCTTTGCCTCGTCCGACCACTGCCGCAGTTGTTCGTTACGCTTCTGTAAGCCCTCTATCTCTTCCTTGATGTCGGCCATGCGTTCTGCAAAGTCTGCCTGCTGTTCGGCACTCGCCGTACTGGCAGCGTCCTTCATCTTCAGATATTCCTTCGTCAGATTGGCTATTTGCTCATCATTCTGCTGAATCTCTGTTTTCTCGGTCTTGGTGGTTTTGCCTTTCGGGGTGGGTTTTATGACTGGGGGCGGTGTCGTTTCCGTACCGTTCAATACGGCCTGTGCGCGTTTGTCATATTCAGCCATATTGCGCTGTATAGCCTGCTTGCGATTTTCGAGGTTGCGTATCTGCTTCTCGTACACCACGGCCATATTGCCGTCCATATCCTGAGCGGCTTTTTCCTGAATCTGACGTATCTGGTCGTTGACCCTAAAGATTCCGGCTGTATATTCTTGTATTTGCCTGGTGTAAGTCTGCTGTGCTTTCGGACTTTTACCATCTCCAAGCATCGCAATCATTCTTTCCATGTTGGCACCGCCGCCAGTCTGCGCTCCACCTTGTTGCTGATTAACGGAGAACCCGCCGAGTGCTCCCTTGATTCTTCCAAGAATGTCGAGAACACTTGCCAGCGCACTCACAAGGTTGGCTTTAATGCCAGTCGCCATCTGATCCCATCCGTCGTACTCAAAGCAATCGCGGATGGCACCATTCAGCTTCACATTGGCATTATACAGGTCGTTGTAGGCATCACCAACTTCACCCGTTTGTTTCTTCGTATCTTCCAGATTGAGGTTCAACTGTTCAATGGCTTTGCCAAGGTTGGCACCAGCGGTCACACCCTGACGACCGAATACCTGCTGCATCACCTCACCGGCCACCTTCGAGTTCGAGTCTACGTTTTGCAAACCACCAGCCACTTGCTTGAGTGCATCGAACACAGTCAGCGTGCCGTCGCTCAGTTGTTTGGACATCAGATCGCCGTCAATTCCCATTTGCTTCAAGGCATCGCTCGTGGCCTTCGTCATCAGACGGATATTCTTGATACCCATGACGATGGCGTTCATGTTCTGGTCGGTGAAGATACCACCTTCAGAGTTCTGAATGACGGCCACCAACTGTGACGCTGATATACCAGCGTCGCGGAAAGATGGTGCATACTGCTGAATCATGCTAAGCAACTTAGGCCCGTCGCCCCGAATCATGCCCTGCATACCATCGCTGATGAGCGACATGGCCTGCTCGCCAGTCTGTCCGAACTGGGTCATGAGGGTGTTGGCAGCGTTGATGGCCTCGCGGAAATCCACGCCGTAGGTGTCGGTCAGCGCCCGTGCCTGGTTGGTCATGCGGTCGCTGTCTGGACCCTTCAGACCAGTGGTAACGGTGGTTATCTGGTCTTGCTTGGCCAGTTCATCATTATACTTGGCCCACTCCTGTGTGGCTTTACCGACGATGGCAGTCGCGGCACCAATACCTGCCGTCATCAGGGCCGTCTTCGATGTCAGAATCTCCGTAAGATTGCCAGTAATGCCGAAGCGTGAACCGATATTGTCGATGATGCTGCCGTATTTTCCGAATGGATTCTGCGAAGCACTCACCTCTTGGTTCAACTTGCGCATTTCATTCTCCGTCTCGGCCAACGCCTGCTTGGCTGGTATGAGCCTGCTTCTGAGTTCGGCCATTGCATCGGACAACGCCTTACCCGCATTGCCCGACTTCTCAGCGTCAGACATCTGCTTGTAGGTAAGTGTCATCGCCTTCAACGTTGACTCCATTTCGCGTATGCTGCCTGCCGCCGTCTTCGCTGATGTATTCATGGAACCCATCTCACGAATGAAAGCCGCCTCGTCTTTTTCGAGGTGTAACAATTCGCTGCCACTGTCGTGTGCCGCCTTTGCCAGGTGCTGCAAGCCCTCTGCCGCCTTCTTCAGCTTGGCATCATACTCCGAAGAATCGACGCGCAGTTTCAGTATT